GCCGCGACGGAGGCGTAGGTGTTGGTCTTCATCTTCAGGCCGGTGTCCTGGTGCGGCAGGATGCCCAGGGTCTGCTGAAGGGCCAGCACCTCGTCCTGGAGGTTGTTGACGTGGGATGCGTCGATGTCCTCCACCAGGTTCTTGTGCACGGTGAAGGACTTGTACTGCTTCGGGTAGACGGCGGCCATCAGCCGATACCTCCGGTCATGGTGATGTTGGCGATGTTGCCGACCGTGGGGATTTCCCAGGCGCGCATGACGATGTCGGCGGTCCCGGTCTGGGCCGCGTCGGCGCGGGCAATCAGGGGGATGTCGACGTAGCGGACTCCCTCCACGTCCAGGATCGTTTTGTAGAAGTCGGAGAGGGTCAGGCGCATGCCGAAGTCGACGTTCGCGAAGGAGAGCATCGTCTTCAGCGCCTGCTGCACGTCGTAGAGGACGGAGGCCCGGGAGTAGCGGGGCCAGCACTCGACGGTGATCGGGTTCGAGGAGTTGCCCACGTTCACCTTGACCGTGGTCGGGCCGGACACAGTGACCGTGGTGCCTGCCAGGGCCTTGGCCTGGAGGCTGGTCTGCACGTTCTGGAGGGTGGTCGTGCTCGGGGTTCCTCCGGCGGAGCCGATGACGAACACCGAGATCGAGGTGTAGGTCGACGCGATGGCGTTGGCCCGGACGATGCCGGGGATGGTCAGCGCGAGGTCGGAGAAGTCGGCCAGGGTGACGCAGCGGTCCTGGGTGCGGAAGATGCGCGGGGCGTTGGCGCGGATCTGGTCGTTGGTCTCCGGGTCAGCCCCGCCGGTCATGACGGAGGAGATCGCATTGCCGCTGGAGTCCTGCGAGAAGGTGACACCCGGCAGGGTGGAGTCCGCGATGGCGTTGACCACGCCCGCGTTCACGTTGCCGACCGTCCCGCCGCCCACGCGGTAGGTGGCGTAGATGGTCAGGTTGGTGGTCGGGATGGCGCCGTTGATGTTGTCGCCGAAGCGAATCCACGTGGCGCCCGCCTCGTCCAGGTAGGTGCTGAAGACGCGGTCGCTCGGGTCGGCGTCCACGATGTAGTCGATGTACGTCCACTCGGTGAGGGTGTCGACGTCGTCCACGTACACGCGGACCGTGCCGCCGATGACGGGAACGTCGGGCAGCCGGAACTCCTGCACCGGCAGGCCCGAGCTGGTGCCGACGTTGACCTGGGTGCGGGTGACGCCCTGGGTGACGGAGACGGTCGCGGTGCCACCGTTCTTGGGCACGGTGACGTCGATGTCGGTCTCGTACGTGATCGGCGAGTCGATGGTGTCGATGTAGTCGGTGACGACCTGGGTGCCCGCAGGCACGGTGACGGCCGGGCCCGGGTTGGACGTCTGGAAGGTGACGGTTCCGGTAGCCGGTACGCCGTTGGACGGCTGGTAGCCGAGCAGGTCGGAGATCTGGAGCAGGGACAGCCGCTGCGTCGCGGTGGGCAGGAAGGACTCCTGCTGGAGCCGGTCGCCGTAGTAGGAGAGGCTGTCCCCGAGGTAGGAGAACAGCTCGACCAGGAGCACGCCGAAGTCGCCCTCGGAGGAGGGCACCCACTGGGGGAAGGCACGCGAGGCGAAGTCGAGCAGGGACGACTTGAAGCCCTCGTAGTCGCGTGAGGTGTAGTCGATCGCGGGAACGTCAGCCACTGATGACCTCGCTTACGGTGCCGCCGACCCGGACGACTGCTGTGTTGGACTGGAGAGCCAGGCTGGAAGGGGACGCCCCGTCCTCGCGGCGGATGTAGTCGACCTCGATACGAGCGAGGGACATCTGCGTGGAGTCCGGGATAGGGGTCGCCTTCTGGAGGACCACACCGGGCTCGTACGTATTGAAAGCCGTGGTTACGGCACGGCTGATCTCCTGCGCGACAAAGGACGCGTCAGGGTCGAACAGCAGATCAGCCACGGGAACCCCGTAATCCGGGAGCATGACCCGCTCCCCCGGCTGCGTGCCGATGAGCGCATTCACATGCTGGGCGATCTGCCTGTCCGGATTCGTCTCGACGGCGATAGTGCCGTCGGACGCTAGGCGAAACGGAAATGCAATCTCGGTAGGCATGCTTGCATTCTCCCAGGAATGCCTACCGAGATTGCACTTACGGTTCTACGTCAGATTCCGGGGAACGCGGCCTGGGAATCCGCGAGGACCTGGTTGTTCTGCGCCTGGATGTCGGCGTCGACCGCCTGCCGTGCGACGTTGTAGTCCTCGGCGACCTGGTTGTAGCGCGGAGCCCCAGCGTTCGAGTTCGTCGCCTGCTCGGTGCTGACCCAGATGTCTCGGATGTAGGACTTGGCGGCCAACTGAACGAGGTCCACGTCCGGGGTGTCGGCATTGTTCGGGTAGCAGGTGTGGAACGCGGCAGCGATGCGCGGCCAGACGTCGTCAGGAACCGTGACGGTAATGTCAGGCATTAAGTGACTTCCTCACTACTTCGTGTACGTGATTCTGAGTTGCGGAGGGTGGGAATCCCCGACACCGGCAAAGTACCCGTAGTAGGTCTTGTCGGTGCTGGATCCAAGATCCGCACCTAGCGTAATTCCACGATACGGGGTGGCCGCGTTCCAAGTTGAATTCCAGGACGACGGCAGGGTTACCCACTTTCCGGCGCCAACGGGCCACGAGGAAACGGTGAGGTTCACTCCGCTGCCACCGAAAGACGTCGGCTCGGTGGTTCCGGTGAATGCACCGATGTGCGCCGTGCCACCACCGTTGTAGTACCAGTGGTTGTTGTAGAGGTAGACCTCGACCTTGGAGACCTTCGCCGTGGAACCCATGTCTGTGAAGGGCTGGGTGCCGAAGTAGACCATCGACTTCTGCGTGCCCCAGGTGCTGGAGTAGTAGCCCTGGTACACAGTGCCGTCGGTGTATCCGGCGTTTCCGTACCGGCGGGACCACACGGCGTTGTACGTCTTCTGGTACGTCTGAGTGGCCACCACCGAGGCGCCACCTGTGTTGTACACACCGCCTTCGTGGACAGCCGGGCCGATGTCTTCCACGTAGAAGTCCGAGGACTGCGCTGGGTTGTAGTTGCGCATGTACCAGCCGGTGGCGTTGCCCGCGTGCTTTACCGCCGTCCAGAGCATCCGGTGCGTTCCGGGGGCTATTCCGGTCGTTGACCCGTACAGCCCTCCCGGGTCGGAGGAACACACCAGGATGGCCTCTACCTCGCAGGTGAAGTCGGTACCTCCGCCGTCGTATGACAGCGCAAAGTTACGTCCTACCACAGTGTTGGACACTGTCGGGCTGGCACCGTTCGGGGTGATGATCGTGCAGCCGTTGACCGAGGTAGTCGTGCCGGACACCGTGATGGCGTTCTGCAACACGTTGTTGCCCGTACCCCCGAAGAAGTCGAACTGTGATCTTGCATGTACGCGGTACATCCGCCCCTCTACGGCCGTGAAGGACAACTCGATCAGTCCGGTCTCGGCGGTGTATCCGGGTCCGGCGCTGCCAGAGTCCGGCCGGTTGGTCCAGCCGCGTTCATAGGTGACGAAGCCCCACGCCATGTTCCACAGCAGGTCGGACATTTCCTGGCCCTGGTACCAGATCTGTCCGGTCGGGTCGTCGGAGGCTGCCCCCGCCGGGCGCTGCGGGGTGAAGATCGACTTGAAGGTACCCACGCCGTTGGGGTCGATGCTCGCTGCTCCGCCCGCGAAGGTGGCGTAGGCGTTGGACGTGGTCAGTTCCGTGCCGAGCGAACCGTCCGGCCCGAACAGCCGGATACCGGCGGCCGAGATGTCCGTGGCGCCGTAGCCCTCGCGCATGACGAGGACGTCATCCACGCAGATGTAGGAGAACGACGAGGTGGACAGCCCATACGAGCCGGGGTTCAACTGCTGGAAGGTGACCCGGCCCCACAGCGCCCCGGTGGGCGCCGTCATCTCGAAGATGTCCTCGGCGTACGCCGCAGCGTTGTAGGTGACGTCGTTGACCCCAGCCATCTGGTCGGTCCAGGTGACCTTGTCCGGGCTGGTCTCGAAGGTGACGTGCAGATGCCCGACGCCGTAGTACCAGTACCGGAGCATGTACGTCTGCCCGGCGACGACCGGGAAGGGGTCGCTGGTCGCGGTAGCGGTGCCGGTGTTGTTGACCCCCAGGGCGGCCTTGCCCTGACCGGAGCGTGCCGGGTAACCGCCTTGAGCGATCTCGATCTTGGCGACCGCTGTAGCCAGCGTGCTGTCGCTCTGGGTCAGGGTCCAGCCGACGCGGGAGGCATCCTCGAAGCCCGGGTTGGTGACCATGTTGCCGGTCACGGAACCCAGGGAGAGGTGCGAGGCGTTGACGTTGCCGAGGTTGATGTTCGCGGAGTTGACCTGGCCGGTCTCGAC